ACTGATCGATCAATCTCAGGAAAGATCGCACCTCTAGGCACTGAAGTTGGAAACACTTCTGCTGGAAAGGTTATCTTCGAGAAGGGTTCAATCGTTGCCCCAGAAGGTAAGACAATCAAGTTGCTATCTCAGCACGATGTTAAGAAGCCAATCGGCTCAATGAAGTCAATGCACGAAACAGAAGATGGTCTTTACGCATCTTTCAAGATTTCAGCTTCACAACGCGGAACAGATGCACTAATCCTCGCAAGCGAAGGATTGGAAAGCGGTCTATCTGTCGGAGTTGAAGTTGTTAAGTCCTCAATGAAGTCTGGAGTTATGCATGTAACTGCTGCTCGACTTTATGAGGTCTCTCTAGTTACTGAGCCAGCATTCAAGTCTGCTCAGGTTACTGACATTGCTGCTGCTGAGGAAGAAGCCGAAGTAGTAGTAGAAGAAACCCAACCAACAGAAAGCGAGACAGCTGTGGAGAATACTCCAGAGACAGTTGCAGCACCAGTAGAGGCAGCAGCGGTTGAAGCTGCTCGTCCAACTGTGACTGTAACAAATGTTCGTGAGCGCGTAGCTCCAATTACATCATCAGAGTACCTCGGTGCTCACCTAAAGGCAGCAATGGGAGACGATCAAGCTCGTCGCACAATCCTTGCAGCAGATGATTCAACAACAACAAACACAGGTCTGACACTACCTCAGCACCTACAGCAATTCACAACAACAACATTCACTGGCCGTCCTGCATTCGAGGCAGTAACTCGTCAGGCACTTCCAGATTCAGGAATGTCATTCACAATTCCTAAGTTGGGAACTGCTCCAACAGTTGCAGATGCAGACGAAGCAGCATCAATCTCAACAACAGGCATGACTTCAACTTATGACACAGTTTCAGTGAACAAGTTCGCTGGACGAAATGTGATTACATGGGAACTCATCGATCGTTCATCTCCAGCATTCATGGATCTGCTAATGGCAGAAATCCGCAAGGCTTACGAGAAGGCAACAGATGAAGCTCTAATCGCAGCATTCACTGCTTCAGGTGTTCAGGCTTCAACAACAGCAGCAACAGCAGCTGGATTGCAGTCATTCATCTCAACACAGGCAGCAGCAGCTTACAAGGCAACTGGTGGAGATCGCGCTAACAAGCTCGTAACTTCAACAGACCAGTGGGCAGCAATCACAGGCTACGCAGATACAACAGGTCGTCCTTTGTACTCAGCACAAGGCCCTTCATACAACGCAGCAGGCGCAGTAGTGCCAACAGCTGTAATGGGTAATGTTCTAGGAACAGACCTAATCGTTGATCACAACATCGCTGTCTCAGGAATCGTTGATGAGTCAGCATTCTTGGTTGCACCAGAATCTAACTATGTCTGGGAGTCACCAACAACACAGCTTCGCGTAAATGTTCTTTCAACAGGAGAACTAGAAGTTGTTCTATACGGCTACCTCGCAATCGGCATCCTAAAGGGTGGCGCAGGCGTTCGTCGTTTCAACCTAACTTAATCAGTTAGCAACTAAGTCGCTCTGAGGGGTAGTAGCCCTCTACCCCTCAGAGTCTTTAGAAAGGATCAGGATGTCGCTTACAACAGTCTCAGAACTCCGTTCAACCCTCGGAGTGGGTACTCTCTACCCTGATGCGACCCTGCAAGAAGTCTGCGATGCATCTGATGCAGTCCTACTTCCAATGCTCTGGACAAACTCCATGAACAATTCGGGGCATAGCAATACAGCCTCAACAGGCACTTTATACTTTGAAGATTATGTAACCGATTTCTTCTATGTCGGCCAAACAGTAACGATCGCTGGTAATGGATCTAAGCACAATGGATCTAAGACTCTTACTGAGGTAGGCGAGAAGTCGATCTCTTATGCGATCACTGGAAATAACAACACACCTGCTCCTTACCATCCAGTCCAGCCTTATGGCACAGTCTCAGCTGAGACCTATGTCGATTGGACAGCAGATGCAGCAGTTCAGAATGCAGCTTTGATGATCGCTGTTGAAATCTGGCAAGCAAGAACCGCTACCCTTTCAGGTTCTAACCTTGTTGATTACCAGCCCTCACCTTACCGAATGAGCGCACAGCTACTCGCTAAGGTCAGAGGTTTAATCGCGCATGCTCTAGCACCAACATCGATGGTTGGCTAATGACAGTTGCCATCACAACTCTTCGCACCACTTTGGCGACTGCTTTAGTCGATAACTCTAAGTGGCAGACTTTTGCATTTCCACCAGCAACAGTTCTAGCGAACTCTGTGATCGTGTCTCCAGATGATCCTTATCTGACACCAAACAACAACCAGCACATCAGCATCAGCCCAACTGCTAATTTTAAGATTATTATGACTGTGCCTTTATTCGATAATGAAGGCAATCTCAATGGAATTGAAGATACTGTTGTGGGAGTGTTTAACAAGCTCTATAACAGTGGCTTAACCTATAATGTAAGCGCGATCAGCGCACCAAGCGTTCTCAATGCTGCTTCGGGAGACCTACTCAGCTGCGAGATGTCCGTAAGTATCCTAACGAGTTGGAGTTAAACATGTCCGATTGGGAAAAAGAACAAGAAGCCTTTCTGATCAAGATCGGACAGGTAGCACCATCAGCACCAAAGCCAGTAACTACTAAGAAGGACGAGGAATAACCAAATGGCTGTATTCATGTCAAACAATGTGGGAGTCAAGGTTAATTCAGTTGATCTTAGCGACCATGTTACATCTGTAACGCTAAACCGCTCTTTTGATGAGCTCGAAGTAACTGCTATGGGTGACTCAGGTCACAAGTATGTTAAGGGACTAGAAGCATCATCAGTAACAATCGATTTCCTAAATGACACAGCTTCAGCAAATGTTCTAGCAACATTGCAAGCTGCTTGGGGAACAAATGTAACTGTAACTCTATTACAGACAAAGGGAACAGCAGTTTCTGCTACTAACCCTCTTTACACAATGACAGTTCTTGTGAACAACACAACTGACATCAATGGCGCAACTGGTGATCTATCTACTCAATCTGTTACATGGAATGTTTCAGGTACAGTAGCCGTAGCAACAACAGGTTCATTCTAAACAATTAAACAAAGGGGCTAAACATGGCAAAACTAAAGATCGTTCGTACAGATGGAAGCGTTATCGAAGGCGAGATTACTCCAGCAGTGGAGTACGCATTCGAGTTATACGCTAAAAAGGGTTTCCACCGCGCTTTTCGAGAAGAAGAAAAGCAGACCGATGTTTATTGGTTGGCATGGGAAGTCACACGCAGGTCGGGTGAAACTGTTAAGCCGTTTGGGATTGACTTCATCGAAACGCTGAAAAGTGTTGAGGTGCTTGATTCAGACCCTTTGTCTTAAAGCGCGATTATCCGTTCACCTATCTGATCGCTAGGCTAAGCATCAGATTGGGAATCGCGCCACAAACACTATTAGAGCTAGATCCAGTAATGCTCGAAGCATTACTACAAGGTCTTAAAGACGAAGCAAAGGAGACACGAGATGCCAGTCGAGTTCGCGGGCGTAAATGAACTCCGCAAGGCTCTCAAGCAGTATGCTCCAGATCTTGATAAGCAATTAAAAAAGGATCTGAAGATTGCTACTGCCAATGTCGTCTCGGCAGCTCGTGGATACGCTCCAACTACTGCCCCTCTATCAAACTGGGGCAAAGGCAATGGAAAGTTTCCTCTTTACAATAGCCAGTTAGTAAAGAATGGCATTCGTCTTAGCACTGCTCGATCTAAGAAGAATAAGAATGGTTTTTCCTCTTCGATCCGTATTATCAACGCAACAGCAGCTGGTGCTATCTATGAAACAGCAGGTCGCAAGAATCCGTGGGGTCAGCCGTGGGTAGGGCCAAAAGGCCCTGCTGGCAGTCGTTATTCACATTCACCAAACAAGTTCGCAGGTCGAGATTTCATCGCTGCGATGAATGGTGAAATGAAGGGCAAGGAAAAAATGCGTGGTCGTTTGCTTTACCGCGCTTGGGAAGAAGATCAAGGCAAGACACAGGATGCAGTCATCAAGGCTGTCATGAAAACTAATGATTTATTCGCTAAAAAGACTGGTGGCTTTATCATCGGTGGCGTTAGGAAGGCAGCATAATGGCTACATCCAACATTGATGTCAAAATCCTTGCAGAGTTTCTTGGTAAATCAGCATTCAAGCAAGCAGACTTAGCAACCAAGCAACTCACTAATTCAGTCAAGAAATTAGGATCTGCCGTTGGATTAAGTTTTGGTGTTTATGGCATTAAGTCAATGGGTCAGGCTTTCCTCGATGATGCTAAAGCTGCACAGGTATTAGCAACAAATCTAAAGAATGTCGGACTAGGATTTAATACTGGTCAGGCTGAAGCCTTTATTAAAGTCATGCAAGATCAGACAGGCATCCTCGATGATCAACTTCGTCCAGCCTATGCTCAATTAGCTCGCGTTACTGGTTCAGTCGAAAAAACTCAGCAGATGCTTGCTCTAGCATTCGACACTGCTGCTGGTACTGGTAATGATTTCTCTAGTGTTGTCGATGCCTTATCTCAAGCTTATGTAGGAAATACAAAAGGACTTAAATCTCTTAATACTGGTTTGACAACTGCTGAACTAAGCACCATGACTTATGCACAGATTGCAGATCGTTTATCTAAGCAATTTAATGGATCAGGCCAAGCATCGCTGGAAGGTTATGCTGGTCAGTTCGCTCTTCTCAATGTAAAGATCGCAGATGCCAAAGAAGCACTAGGAAAATCTTTCATCGATGTATTAGCGGCATTCTCTGGTGATCAAGGTGTTGGTGGCGCAGCTTCTACTGTTGAAAAACTAACTGGCACATTCGCTAAGGCGATCGAAGGTATTGCTCTTCTTGTCAAGGAAGTCAAGATTGCAGGGCCAATCCTTGTTGCAGCCGGTGTAGCAGTATTCGCAGCATGGTCTCCGTGGCTTGCTGGAATTGCTGCTGCCACCCTGGCTATTGGTGCTATCGGCAATGCCATGAAGAAAACATCACAAACTCCAATGAACACTGGGCCTTTGTGGTTTCCTTCTAGCGATTCAAGTATTTCTAAAAAGATCGCAACTGAAAAGGCTGCAGCTGAAAAGGCTGCTGCACAACGCCAAAAAGAATTGGCTGCTCTAACAAAGAAAAACCTCAAGGCGACTCAGGATAATCTTAAATTGTCAAAGGCTAAGGCAATCTTTGACCTGCAAAAGATCCAAATCGAAGCAGCTCTCAAGGGTAAGATCTCAGAAGAAGATCGAATCCGTTTGCTTCTCATGAAGGCTATTGAGGACGAAAACATCACTCAGATCGAGAAATACACAGCACTCTTGGCTGAAGCGCAAAAAAAGACTCTTGAACTAACAAATACCCTTGCTCAGTTACGAGATCAAAAGGTTGCAGATCCTTTCGCTGGTTGGACTTCATCTGCTGGAAATACCATTGCTGCAATTAATGAAATGGTCAAGGCCATGTTTTCGGTTCAGACTCAGATTCAGGCCAATGGCCGTGAATGGTCATCTTTTGCCAATCAGGTAGTAAATACAAAGATCCAATCCAATCTTCGTGAATGGTCAAGTTCGTTTAGCCCAAGTGCTACAAATCCAGCAGTTACAAATCCAACAGTCACTCAACCTCCAGTGGTTGTTAATACCACTGTTCAAGGATCAGTCATTGCTCAAAATGATCTCAATCAGGCAATCAATGATGCCCTTGCAGCCTCTGGTTGGGCTGGATCAGCAATCGGATACAATCGTCAAGCAGTATTAACGGCAATCTAATGGGCTTACCAGCAACGCTCACAGTTTCCATTAACTTCGCCAATGGGCCTAGTTATGGAATCCCTTTTACTCTAGATGATCCTGTCAAAGGCATTTTGGGAACGAATACGCTCGCTGATAACGCATCCCTTGTAATCGACTATTCGACATCGACAACAAACATTGCTATTCGCAGAGGTCGTAACCTTCTTCAAGACACTTATGATGCTGGACAAGCCACAGTTAAGATCTTAGATCCTAATGGCGACTTTAATCCTCAGAATACTTCATCTCCTATTTATGGTTACTTACAACCAGCCCGCAAGCTGCGTATTTCAGCCAATTACAATGGAGTCGATTACTACCTATTCAGCGGATACACAGCAGATTATCGCTACACCTATCCTCAAGGCCAAGAGACTGCTTATGTGACAGTCACGGCCTTTGATGCTTTCAAGATCTTTAATACCTCAGCAGTAACCACAATCACAGGTGCTTCAGCTGGTGAAACCACTGGATCTCGTATTGGCAAGATTCTTAACACAATCAACTGGCCTGCGACTATGCGCGACATAGACACTGGACAGACAACTGTCCAAGCGGATCCAGCAACCTCTAGATCGGCCCTCACAGCCCTTAAGACAGTCGAACTGACTGAGTATGGTGCTTTTTATGTAGATCCTGCTGGAAACGCTGTGTTCCAAGACAGAGCCTTTACAACGGCATCTATTGGTGGCACTCCAACAGTTTTTAATCAGACTGGTACAGGCATTTCTTATGCCAATGTTAAGTTCGCTTTTGATGACAAGCTTGTTTATAACCAAGCCAACATCCAGCGCACAGGTGGCACGACTCAGACTGCCAGCGATGCTACTTCGATTGACACTTACTTCCTGCATTCTTATACTCAACAGAATCTCCTTATGGAGACTGATGCGGTTGCCCTAGATCTTGCTAAGGCTTATGTGGCAAGCCGTAAAGATACCTCGATCCGCATTGATGCTTTAACCCTAGATCTTATGACTCCTAATTATGATGCTGGAGTCACAGCAGCTCTCAATCTTGATTACTTTGATCCAGTGACCATTACTAATACAACTGATAATGGATCAACGATCACTAAGACCTTGCAGGTTCAAGGTGTCAGTCACGACATCACCCCAACCTCATGGATGACCACTTTCGCCACGATGGAGCCAATCATCGATGGCTTCATCCTTAATTCATCACTTTATGGCATACTAGGTACATCCGTATTTAGCTACTAGAAGGAGCAAACAATGGCAGCAGGTTGGCCTACTAAGGCTAATTACGCGACAGGCGATGTCCTAAGCGCGACAAACATGAACGACCTTTCAGGTACAGTCAATTACATTGATCCTACCTCAGCAACAGATGGTCAAGTCCTTACCCGCGATGCAGCATCTGCTGGCAAGGTTAAGTGGGCAACCCCTTCAGGTGGATCTGGATCCACAAATGTTGCTGGTAAAAATGGCGTTCTAAACTCTAACTTTTCAATCTGGCAACGCGGAACATCTGTTGCTTGTTCATCAACAGCATACGCAGCAGACAGATGGCAAGCCTATCGCACAGTAGCGGGCGCAACAGTAAGCCGACAAGTTACAAATGACACCACCAATCTGCCATTTATTCAATACTGTGCAAGAGTCCAAAGAGACAGCGGAAATACATCAACAACTGCCATTTTCCTTGGTCAATCTTTTGAGACTGTCAATTCCATTCCTTATGTTGGAAAGACTGTCACAATTAGTTTTTATGCCAGAGCTGGAGCAAATTACTCATCTGCATCAAATGCTTTAACAGTTTATGTGTCATCTGGAACAGGAACGGATCAGAATGTTCTAACTTCATACACAGGGGCTAACAATTTTATAAATCAAACAGCAACCTTAACAACAACATGGCAGCGATTCAGTTACTCTGGAACAGTTCCAACAACAGCAACAGAGTTAGGAACATACTTCTTTTATACTCCAGTTGGTACAGCTGGAGCAAATGATTATTACGAAATAACTGGAGTGCAGATTGAGATCGCTTCGAGTGCATCTGCTTACTCTCCAGCGACTCCAACCCAGCAAGCAGAATTAGCAGCTTGTCAGCGTTATTTTTTCAAACTTGGTGGAGAAATCTCAGCCCAATGGACTATCCGTCAAGGTGGCTATTATGATGCAAACTACATTGGTTTTTATTGTCCTTATCCTCAACCAATGCGAACAGCACCATCTATAACAACTTATGGCAATCCGCAGGTTTATCAGTCAGGTGGAGCAACTTCAGGTTTTACATGGAATAACACTATTTCGGGAAATCCATCGACACAAAATCAGTACATTGTCGGAACTAAGACATCACATGGACTGACAGTCAATTTATCGGCTGTGCTGTATTGTGCAACAACTTCTGATTACATTGGAGTAAGTGCTGAACTATGATCAAATACAATCGCGTAGAGAACGAATTAGGTTCATACATTGAACGATTTAATGAGGATGGATCTATTACTTCGATTCCAATGATCGAAAGTAATTCTGACTATCAGGCTTATTTAGCTAGTGAAGCCAAGACTAAGTAAAGCTGCGATCCAATTAAGGGAACAAGTCGATGACTCATTCCCAGATCGTGACCGCACATCGGATGGCTGGATTGGTGATACCAGACACGCTACTCGCAAGTCTGATCATAATCCAGATGAGCAGGGCTGGGTTCGTGCCATCGATGTCGATCGTGACTTATTCAAGTCCAGCAAGCCAGACATCATGGGCGATCTTGCAAATCAGCTTCGTGCCTTATCAAAGTCAAAGGCGGACAAGCGTATTAGTTACATCATTTTCGATGGGTTTATCTGCTCCAGCATCCTTAACTGGAAATGGCGTAAATACACAGGGGCTAACAAACACAATCACCACATGCATGTCAGTTTTAAGAAAGAAGCTGATAATGATGGGGCTTTTTTTCAAGTACCTATGTTAGGCGGAGAATAATGAACATGAAAAACCCTGCTGTTCTAGCTACTGGAGCATTTCTTGCTGCTTGGGCTTCAAGTAACTTTGATCTAGATTACCGCGCAGTTTTGTGGGCTGTGCTTTCAGGGGTATTCGGATACGCGAGCCCTAAAAAGTGACACAAGATAACTTTTTTCAGATTTATCTGGCCACCATTGCTTGCATCGGTGGTCTCTCAGGTTTTGTCATTACACATCTGCTTGCAGAAATAAAGCGACTTCATGCGCGTGTCGATGAGATCTATAACATTCTCTTAGAGCGATAATTTTTGTCATGGCAAGAAAAGTAACTAAGGCACTAGAGGAGCAGGGCTACTCAAAGCTCGATGCTTATTGCATTGGATTGCATGAATACTACAAAAGCCTAAGAAAAGCAGGGTTTTCTGAAGGCGTTACTTTATTCATGATTACTGATACCCAGTCTTATCCAGGGT